GCACCGTAGGGAGAACCTGGCGGTCTCCACCCCAGGGTGAAGACCTGTAGCTAGTTCTACCTAGCTTGAAACAGTCAATGACTGTTGTCAAGCCAAAGCATCCCCAAGATATCTTGGAGGTCCTCCTCAGGAATTTCCTGGGGAAAGACAGGCTCCGGCTTAACCCGAGCGACTCGGTTTCCATGGAAATCGAGCCTCAGGTTCAAGTCAGGTAGCTTCCGCGTGACCATCTCAATGAGGGGAACCGCGGCAGATGCTAGCATACCACCCGCTGAACTTTTTCCTAATAGCAATGCTAAATTGGAAGCCGCACCTCGAATCGAGGAGCCCCCGACACTCAAATTTTGAATGGCGAGGTCAGGCACAGCCTCATAGAGGTTGTAAAAATCAACGGGAATTATCTCTACTATATCGATACTATCGATAAAGTCGAGATCAGACTGTGTAAAGTTGACATTAGTAATGTCAAAGTTTTGGTCCTCAAGGAATTTCCAGAGGTGCCAATACCGGCTTCGCCACGACACTGTCGCGTACGAAGAACGCTTTACACCAACTAAAGCATCCAGGAAAATACGGGACCGAGAGATTCTCTCAGCAGCCCGATCAAAGGAATAATATCCCTTTGCCTGGAGACTAGACAAAACCGAACGGAAACCCCCGGTCAAGTTATACTTGGCCTTGAGTCCACTAATAGTGGCGGGAGTTTGGGCCAGAAGAATCTTTTGGACCTCGTCGGTAATAGTGTCCTGTGCAATACCACGAGCAGACGTTGCAGTGCAAAGTCTGCGGAAAGCACGGACAATTTCCCTCGAAGGAGCTTCCCCCGATCCCCACTGGGAATCGACGAGAGCTTTGACGAAGGCACGAGTAGGTAAAGGACATCTTAATAAGATATGAGAAAGTTTCTCGCCCTTAAACCTCAAACCCAATCCACCAAGCTCACTAGGTAACTTTAGTTGCCAAAAAAGAGCTTGGTCTTTCCCAATGGGAGAGGGTAGATAGGGGTACATCCGATACATGAAACGTGACAATGTCATATCACACCAATCGGATGGGAAAAAGTCAGAATTCAACCAGGCAATTGACCTGGAAAAGGAGCCGGACTTGCCAATGGCAGTATTCCGGTCATCCTCTGCGTCCATTGACTTTGTCAGTGGAGACAGCAATCTGACTTTAATCGAGTCAACCCATACAGAATTATTATATAATTCTGTGGAAGAATTTATCTTCCAGGGGGGAATCGTAAGATCACGGTGAGAAAGGAGAAGAATCTTCTCACAGAACTTCACCGCAACCTTCGAGTAACCGTGCTTCGGCAACGAAATTTTCGAACCGAAAGCATGATGGTTTCCCGTAATCAGTTTAAGGTACGGCCAAGGGCCGTAGGCGATGTGATCATCACCACCCACGGCGAAAGCTCGCCATGGGGCCGTAACTGGGCCAAGGTACGTTTCAACACTGTTGAAAACCCCAGAAAACATGACATTGTCATGGTCTGGGACATTCCTTGGTTTATCCATGCTAAGAGCAAGACAAACAGAGTCCAAAATTTTGGGTTCTAGTACAAGCCAGTGGCCTGTACTGCCTTCTCTGGCACGGAGACGGAGGATACGCGATCGAGGCAGAGTAGTAATACTACTCAGCGCGATACGCCATTCCTCGGCTGTCCTCGCATGGAACTTCTTTTTAGAGTTTGTGACCGGCTCTGAGTATGTCATTGACAATTCCCAGCGCGGGTCAACTGCATCCATGAGAGAAAACTGATAGAGGTAATCTCGCATTGCGAGTTCCTCACAGATAAGGGAGTAGAGTGTGAGTAGCGACTTTGTCACAGGCTCACCCATCAAAATGCCACGACGTTTAATAAACGTAACAGGCAATCTCCCAGAAGAACGTGGATAATTAATAGTTATCACACGAGTTGAACGTAGGCCCACACTGATCCCAATCTCAATGAGTTTTGGGATCACACCGTAAATACGGCGGTAGAATCCTACGATCATGCGTTCTGCGACAACTGGCGAAATTGCGTCAGTTGCCTCTTCCAAATCAGAAGATAGAACGTAAGCATCCGGAACCTGCTGCACTTTGTGCAAGAGGTCCAAATACAGCCATGCCTGATCGGCACGCTGTAGACCCGCAGAAGCGGACGGATGAGCAGATAAGAGAGCCTTGGTCAAATGGCCAAAAGGTTGCTCCAAAATCTGAACCCACCACTTTGTGGTGGTAATAACCCGTGCTTTACCACCAGGCTCTGGTACTACCGAAGTCTGGGCAGGAACTGGTTTGAGGAAATTCCCCAAGTAGTCCATGTAGCCCTCATTGAAGGCAACATATAAGGCACAGTAAAAAATCTGAACTCCAAGGTACTCATCGTACCCTTCGAGCGCAGTTCCACCGGGTTCATCCGGCGAACAATCTTCGCGCGGATTCCCGAAACCGTACACAGGGGCGGCGGACCAAACAAATCGTTTCTTCCACCGTGGATC